CGATCACCGACCGTTGTGCAAACATTGGGCAGGTACTCGCCGGCGATGACGTGTTCCTCGGCGCCGAGTTCGACGTGAGAGTGATGGTGCAACCATGAAATACAAAGTGACTAGCGACAGGCTGCGATGGGAACGCGGCACGATCGTCGATGCCGACGACCTAACGGGTAGTAACATCGGAGTGTTGATCAACGCCGGCCACCTGGTCGAAGTTGATAACACACCGGAACCGGAACCAACAGAAGAAACCCTCGAGGAGCAATAGAAATGGCTCAGATCGTCCTAACGGATGTCGACGTGGAAGTGAACAGCGTCGACCTGTCCGACCATGTCACATCGGTGACCATCAATTTCGACGTGGACGCGGTCGAAGTGACCGCAATGTCCGACACGGCGCACAAGTTCACCGGCGGCCTTCAGAACGCCAGCGCCACGATCGAATTTCAACAGGATTTTGGGTCGTCGAGCGTTGACGACACAATCAATGGGTTGGTGGGGACTACGACCACCGTTGTGATCCTGCCGACCTCGGACGCGATTAGCGCGACCAACCCGTCGTACACGCTGACCGACACGTTTGTGGCGTCGTTTCAGCCGATCAACGGCAGCGTTGGCGAGTTGTCAATGACCAGCGTCGAGTTTCAGGGCGGCACCCTGACGCGAGCGACCACCTGATCGCATGTTTGGCTTCAAGGTGACCGTCACCAAACGTGACGGAACGGAGGGCACCTACGACCTCGACCTCGACTCGCTATGCGAGTTTGAGGAAATCGCAAAGGTCGGTGTGCCAGTCGCATTTTCAGAACAAAACCTAAAATTGCAGCACCTGGCGCTGCTCGGTTGGATCGCAGAAAAGAACGCCGGCAACACGGTGAAGCCGGTCGCTACATGGCGTAAGGATGTTGTCAAGGTCGACATTGACCAAAGTGACCACCCTACGTCCGCGGTGGAATAGCAGCCCAGATCGCTTCGCTAGCGATCGCTACAGGCATTTCACCGCGAGAACTGCTCAACACACCGCCAGTCGTCATCACGGCGATGCTGCGACAACTGAAAGAACAGGCCAAGCAGCATGAGCGGAGTGTTCGGGTTCCGTCTAGAAAATAGGCAAGGCAAACAGCAGATCGAAGGTTTGCGCGAATTGCAACGTGCGTTACGCCAGTTAGGTGATGACACCAAAACGGCGATGAAACCAACGCACCAAGAAGCCGCCGACATCGTTGCAGAAGCTGCTCGAGGTAAAACTCCGGTGCGTACCGGCCGGCTGCGTCGATCCGTCAAAGGCACCGCCGTCATGACAGGCGGGCGTGTCCGTATCGGTTACGGCGGTGGCGAACCATCGTTGTATGCCGGCCCGATCCATTTCGGTTGGCCTGCACGTCGTATACGTCCGCAACCGTTTGTGTATGACGCGCTCGACCCGAAACGACCTGAAGTGCTCAGACTGTACGAACGTCGTATCGACGAACTGACGAAGAAGTACGATCTAAGGTAGTCATGGCTAAGTCGATCAGTATTCCCATTACCGGCAACGCGGCACCGCTGCGTAAAACGCTGGACAACACGTCCCGGACAATGTCGAAGTTCGGATCGGGTGTCAGCAAGTCGTTTGCGAAGATCGGCAAGGCAGCAGCGATCGGTGGCGCGGCCGCGGCGGCGGGTGCCCTAGCACTAGGCAAAGCGGCGTTTAGCGCGGCAGAGGCGGCCTCAACGTCGAATGCGCGCATTGAGCAGGTCGCAACGTCTATGGGGCTGTTCGGTGACCAGGTCGGTGCGGTATCGGACCGGCTCATCGGGTTAGCCGAGGAACAGGCACGCCTAACTGGTGTTAATCAAAACACCATCAAAGAATCACAAGCGTTGCTGTTGACGTTTGGCCGGGTCGCTGAATCAGCCGACGAGGTTGGCGGCGCGTTTGACCGGGCTACACAACTAACGCTGGACATGGCCGCGGCCGGGTTCGGTTCCGCTACCGATAATGCGAAGCAGCTTGGTAAAGCACTCAACGACCCGATTAAAGGCATTAGCGCGCTAGCGCGTTCCGGTGTGACGTTCACCGAACAACAAAAAGAGTTGATCGAAACGCTGGTCGAGTCGGGCGACATGCTCGCGGCGCAGGATCTGATCCTCACCGAAATTGAGAACCAGGTCGGCGGCACCGCCGAAGCAACCGCAAACGCTAGCGACCGCATCAAAGTGGCGTTTTCGCAGATCACCGAACAAATCGGCATGGCACTACTGCCAATCTTTGAAAAGTTGACCGGTTTTGTGCTCGACACCGTGGTGCCAACGATCCAGCACCTAGTTGACGTGTTTGAGGAGGACGGTCTGCTCGGTGTGTTGAAAGTGCTCGGCGGCTGGATCGTTGATGGCGCACAACTCGCTATTGAGGAACTCGGCAAATGGGCCGGCAAGGTTGTGGATTGGATTACTGGCGACGGCTACAACATCCTTAAAGAGAATTTCGGCAAGTGGACGCAACTCACGTGGGATTGGATTACTGAAGATGCGATTCCGAAACTGTCCGAATGGATAGACAAACTTGCCAACTGGATTCGTGACACCGGCCGACCGGCCATGAACAATGCGTTTGCCGGTTTGACTGATTCGCTCACTAACTGGATTCTCGGTGCTGAGGCTGACGAAGAAACCAAAGCCGCTGCCGGCGGTTTCGTTGCATCATTCGGCCGGCTGCTAAAAGAGGCGTTTCTCACAAACCTCGATTTCAACAAGAACGTCGCGCAAGGATTCCTCGACACGATGGTTGCCATTGGTAGTCGTGTCGCAATCGAACTTGGTTTAGACGCTGACCTAGCAGCAGCATTTGCACGCAATTGGTTTGAAATCATCAAAAAATCGTTGTCTGACGGTTTCGACAAAGCAGTTAACGCATTTGAAATTATCCAAACGTATATCACAAACTTTTTTGACAAGGGCAAAGCGTTAGGCGCGGCCCTTGTTGACGGCATTGTGCAAGGCATCAAAGACGGTGCCAGCGCGGTCGGCAGCGCAATATTAGACCTGCCCAAAAACGTGTTTGGTGGCGGTGTCATCAACCCGTTCAACCCGTTACGTATAGATTTGCCGGGTCGCGCAGCTGGCGGCCCAGTTACACGTTCCAAACCGTACATTGTCGGTGAGAACGGCCCGGAACTATTCATGCCGCACACCGCAGGCAACATCGTGCCAAACCATCGGCTAGGTGCCGGCGGCGCGGTCAATGTGACTGTGAACGCTGGCATGGGTACCGACGGTATGCAGGTCGGCCGTGACATTGTCGAAGTGTTGAACGCATATGCAGCTGGTGGCGGCGCACGCCTCACACCGTCGCTTGTGGGTAACTGATGGCAACCGTGTTTGACAGCATCGACGTAACAGTTGAGGCCGCGTTCGGTGACGACCCATTAGATACGTCACCGACATGGACAGACATCAGCGCATATGTGCGTGACGTGTCGATTACTCGAGGTCGATACAGCGAGTTCACACCGTACGCGCCAGGTGTCGCGACGATCCGTTTAGATAACCGCGACCGCCGGTTCGATCCTGAGCACACGTCAGGCCCGTATTACGGGGACCTAGTGCCAATGGTGCCGGTACGGATTACATCCAATTACAACGGTGGTACTGACTACATCCTGTTCTACGGCTTTGCGCAAGGCTGGCCGACGGCCTACAACACCGCGAACACCGACGCGGTCGCGACGATCAACTGTGTTGACGGTAACCGTCTATTAGGTAACACATCATTAGCAACAAGCGCAATCGCGCAACAGATTTTGGACAGCGACCCGTCGTTTTACTGGCCGTTTCAAGAACAAATCACATACACCGACGGACGGTTACGCACGTTTGATGTTGTGACCGGCGAGTACATGTTTGGTGGTTTCGTTGAACAACGCGACATTGAAGGGGGGTTTCCGACTGGCGCATCGATTGCTAACACATCACCTACAAGTTGGACGTACTACCCAGGTGATACCTACAGTTCACCATCAGAAGCCGACATGCCGTCGATCCTGTCAGGCGAGTTTTTCTTTGACGCACGCGTCACCGGCACTTCAAGCCGAAGCGTTGCCCTCGGAATTGACCGTGACAAAACATCACCCGGCGATTACCGCATTGACGTTGAGTTAGCGTGGGACACCACAAATGGCTGGTACGTGACGCTTATCAACTTTCAATCAAACGAACTCAACTTGCACGGCACCGACAGTACAAACGTGACGTTTACACCGTTCGACGGCATGTCACATTGCGTGTTCTCCGTACAAAGCAGCACGTTCAAGGTGTGGATCGACGGAACATTTGTCACATCGGTAGCGCTCACCAGCGGATCAACATTCGCAACTGCAAGCCAGATCGTGTTTTCGGGTGCGTCCATCGCTGGCGACCAAATCGGCAAATCGCATCTAGCGTTGTATACCACCGAACTATCCAACACCGACGTAGCAAACCATTTTGACGCTAAAGACGGACACGCCGGCGAACTATCATCAGCACGACTCGCACGCACACTCGATGATGCTGACTGGCCGACCGCTTGGCGTGATATTGAAACGGGTGTGCAAACAGTTGGTGCATACCGTCCCGAACGATTAGCGGTACGCAACTACAACGAACAAATACCAGTCGCCGAACAAGGCGACCTGTTTATTAACCGTGAGGGCGAGGTCGCGTTCGTCAACAGGACAACGACTGACAGCGCGAACATTGCAGCATTGTTTGACGACAGCGGTACCGATTATCCGTTTGTGCGTGTCGAGGTTGACGCGAACACGGTTGACGCGATTCGTAACAGCATCGCGGTGAGTTATGCGACCGATACTGTCATTGTCGAGGATTCAACATCGGTGACCGCTTACGGTCGGGCACAACAAATTTTGGATGCCAGGCTAATTGACGATCCGATCACAGCTGACGCGATCGGTGATGTTGTGTTAGCGAAATCTAAAGACCCTCGGACACGGATACGTCGACTCGAGGTGGCGGTGCGTGCTGACCCGACGATGGTGCCAACGATCGCGCAACTGGATTTGTCTAACGATGTTGTGGTGGCGTTCACACCGACCGATGTTGGTGACGAATTGTGGCGTGCGGTGCGTGTTCAAGGTGTGTCACATCGAATTACTGCTAGCGAATGGATATGCAACCTGTATCTAGCAGCCGGCCCGTTTACCGCTAACGGCCCGTTGCTGATACTTGATGATGACACTTACGGCAAGTTGTCGTCGGGTAACAAACTTGGGTGACGTGTCGACGAACTATCGAAAGGTAACCTGACACTATGACCGCACTAGGCGCCTTCTCCAGCGGCGACGTACTCACCGCAGCCGACCTAAACGCGATCGGCACATGGACGACGTACGCGCCAGTATTGGAGCAGGTCGTAACGTTTGGTCTAACCGTGTCAAGCACACGTTACGCACGGTTGAACGAGATTGTGTTTTATCAAGGACACATTAGGGTGTCGTCGGGCACCGGTTCGGCAGGTAATGCCCTTGAGTTATCGCTGCCGTTATCGTACGGTGCCCCAGGAAATGGTGTAATCGGCAACGCGTGGATATTTGATTCGGGTTCAAGTACGGCATATCACGCTGCCGCTTTTTACATAGGTTCTGACAAGGTAAGTTTCATTGGCGACTGGTCAGGCGGTAATTCGTTTGGCGCCCAACCGTCAATAGCCGTCGGTTTCAATGACCAAGTGCGTTTCTCAATTGTCTACCAGACGGACGCGTGACAATGAACCTTGACAGCATTTTTGATAGCACAACACCCGACGATGACACATATGCGTCACGGATGCGTTATCAACGTAACCTGTTGCTGGCCGAGTCGGATTGGACACAAATACTTGATGCGCCGTTCACCGACGAGCAACGTGCCGCGTGGGCAGAATATCGTCAGGCGTTGCGTGACGCACCAGCGAACTGGACGCCGGGGCCAACGTGGGACGCGCCCGAACCGCCTAACTAACCATGTTTGACCACGCTCGCGCCGAGTGGGAACAGGCCGGCTACACAATCCGTGAACACACGGACAGTCCGACCGTGTCACCACGCCTACTCGACGCGATCGTCATTCACTACCCCGGCACAACACGGGTCGCACCGTCAACGTGGGAACAGTTGCGAAACATGCAACGCTATTACGTCGACCAGCGCGGCTACAGCCTTGGCTACAACGCTGCGGTAGATCAGAACGGTGAACTGTGGCAGATACGCGGCCTCAACTACCAAAACGCTGCGAACCGGAACTACAACTCGAGCACCGTGTCGGTGCAAATCATCGCGCCGAACAATGAACCAGCGACGCCGGCAGCTGCGGAACGGGTACGCCAGTTTGTGCGTGACATGCGCCGATGGGCTAACCGACAGTTACAAGTTGTCGGTCACCGCGACCTCGCCGCGACAGCATGCCCCGGTGATGACATATACGAACAACTATTATCGGGATTGTTCACCCCGTCACACGATCCGGAGTACGACGTGAAACTCGTTGACCCACCACAACGCATTTACGACAGTCGCAAACAAGGCGGCGCATGGGCTGACGGTGAAACACGCAAAATTGCGACCGGTCGACGCGGCGGCGTGTTCGTCAACGTCACCGTAGTAAACGCACAACGCGCAGGTTTCTGCACCGCATGGGGCGCCGGCCCAATGCCTGACGTGTCAATCATCAACTATGCGCACGGTGACACGATTTGTAACAGCGCATGGGTGCCGGTCGCGGGTGACGGCACTATTCATGTGTACACCTACAGCGCATGTGACATTCTGGTCGATTTGCAGGCGTACGGGTCGTGACATGGACTGGTGGCTCGAGTTACTGCTGGCAATCCTTGCACCTGGTGGGCTAATCACCGTGTTTGTCGCTGTTGAACGGACTCGACGCGAAAACAACCGTGATCACCAACGCAACTCGGATCTATTGCACCAGATTGACCGCAAAGTTGACCACGTCAGCGACAGAGTCGACGACCACATCGAATGGCACCTAGACAAGGATCGACGATGAACGCGCTCAAATCGTACGCAAAAGTATTCGCAGCCACCGTGCTCGCATTGTTCCTCGCTGACGGCGCAGACGTGTTCGCAGTCAACCTTGCCGACCTACGCACCTACCTCGCCGCTGGTGCCGCATCAGTTCTGCCGCTCATCATCACATGGCTAGATCCGACCGATAACCGTTTCGGCCGGTAACCCACGACCCGTGGAGGGGGACACATGGGCATATCAGACCAACTACACCGCAACCTGAAACGACGCTGCATCGTCGGACAACTACTCGACGACCTCGACGCGGACGACCGCGACGCGATCGAAACCTACATCGGCAACGCAAAGCTAGACAAAGAACGCCGGCCGCACGCCACCAGGTACCCGATTAAACATTTGGAACAGGTGCTCGAGGCCGAAGGTCACCACATTTCGTACAAATCGTTGTGTCAACACGCATTCGGTGCATGTATCTGCCAGGTAATAGCGTCATGACGAAAATCAGCGAGGGTCTAGACACCGCACAAAACGGTGACAAAGAACTGATTAAAGAACTACGGCACGCGCTCAAACTCGCTGACGACCGCACCGCACGCCTAGAACGCGAACTCGGCGTACTGTCGAAAATCGGGTCACGCTCGACACCGCCACGCTGGCTCCAATCACCGTCCAAACGCGGCCGGCATAACGCAACACCGTTCCTCATGCTGTCCGATCTGCACCTCGACGAGGTCGTCGACCCTGACGAGGTCGGCGGCGTCAACAAATACGACCGCGAAATCGCACGCCTACGACTCGGTGAAACCGCACGCAAATTCGTGAAGGTGTGCCGCGACTACTGGACAGGCATTGACTACGACGGCGCGGTGGTGTGTCTCGGTGGTGACATTTTCTCGGGTGACATTCACGACGAACTAACCCAAACCAACGAGGACACCATGCTCGGCAGCCTCGATTACTGGATTGACGAGGTCGCCGCCGCGTTACAGCTGATCGTTGACGAGTTCGGCAAAGTTCATGTGCCAGTTGTGGTCGGTAACCACGGCCGCACGACACGGAAACCGCGCAGCAAACTACGCGCACGCGACAATTTCGACTGGTTCCTCGGTCGAGCGTTAGCACGCATGTTCCGTGACGACGACCGGATCACGTTTGACGTGTCCGACTCGGCCGACTGCCCTATCGACGTGTACGGGCACACCGTCATGTTGACGCACGGTGACCAGGCATCGGGCGGTGCCGGCATTGGCGGTATCTGGCCGCCGATCATGCGACTAGACGCACGGAAACGGCAACGCTACGAAGCGGTAGGGCAGGGCTACGACCTGTTGATCATGGGGCATTGGCACCAACTGGTGTACGGCAAGAACTTTATTGTGAACGGGTCGCTCAAAGGTATGGACGAGTACGCCGCGATCAACAACTTTGGCTATGAACCGCCAGCGCAGGCCGCGTGGCTGATGACACCCGAACACGGCCGAACCTGGACTGCACCGATACTGCCGACGAACCGTAACGCTGAGGGCTGGTAACGCACCCTATTGACACAACGCGAGTTGTCCTTCAGACTGTGACGCGGAGGGATACAACATGCGATACCAATTCACAGCCTTGTTTGTGCTGTCCACCGCCGCAGCCGTTTGGACATTCGGACTAGACGACACACCCGAACCAACCACGATCGTCACGGTGGATGAGGCGATCGAACGCAACACGACGACGACCTCAACCACGACGCTGCCACCAGTCAAAATCACGGCACGCTCCGTGTACGTCAAGCAGACAACAAGCACCACAACCAGCACCACGGTGCCAGCCGACGCGAAATGCCCTGACCTGTGGCCGTTCATCACCGCATGGTGGCCGACCGAGCAGGCGCACACCGTTGACAGGATCGCCTACGCCGAATCACGGTGCATACCTGACATTGTCAACCCGAACGGTGCCGACATTGGTGTCATGCAAGTGAACTGGCCGACCTGGTCGCAGTTCGTCACCGACCTTGGGTATACACGCGACGACCTCGCTAACCCGGCGGTCAACTTGCTGATAGCGAAACTGATATCTGAACAAGCCGAAGCAATCGGGTGGCGGTGGTGTCAACCGTGGGACAACAGCGGCCGGTGGTGCTCGTGATCCTCGACGTGCCATTCGACGACCACGGCTGGCGCAAAACGTACATGCAAGGCTGCCGATGCATACTGTGCAAACACGCGAACGCTAAATACATGCGCGACCTACGCGCACGCCGCCAAGAATACTCCAGCACCATTCCCGACTGGCAACGCACCAACAGCCTGACATGGTTCGATCATGCAGCGTGTCAAGGACACGAAACCCGACTGTGGTTCGCTGGCGACGGCCGGAACGCCGAGTCGAAAACAACACGGCAAGCAATCGCAATATGCCTGGAATGCCCCGTGATCGAGGAATGTCTCACCTATGCCCTAGAAATGCCTACACCGTGGCATGGCATATACGGCGGTCTCACACCGTCACAACGAATAGCCGAATACAAACGCCGGTACAACCGCCGGCCGCACTAATGGAGGAAACATGACAGACCACAAACGACACTTACACGGCCTCGCGTCGGCGTTCCAGCCGACTGAACAGGCAATCACGACACCGTCAGAGTACGACGAACTCCGCGCACAAATCCGACGGCACACAACACGACTGCTCGCGCAACTGATTGACGCACAACTCGACCTGGCAATACCCGACTGCGACCTCGAGGCCGCGTTAGCCGACTACGGCCTAGAAGGTGACGCGAACGCGCACGACCTGTACAACGAGGTCAGGTACACATGTTGGGCGGTTATCCGATCGTTAGAAGCACTTACTAAAGCGTTGCATTCCAGCGACGAAGGCTGGTGGTGACATGACATGGCGTGACTGTCCAAAATGCGCAGAAAGCATGAAGAACTTACCCGACGCGGTGTGGAGGGAAAGCAGCGTGACCTACACCCTGCTTGGTGTCTCATTTGAGAAACATATGCACACCATCGAACACGGCAACGATGTTGTCGGAATACATCACGTCAGGTGGGAACCACCGATGCCCGAAGCAATGGCTCGCGAATTCGGAATATTGGAGTACTGACATGCTGCCAGGCATTATTGAGGTGCGCACACCACGGTGCTGCGTATGCAACAAATCAAGCGTGATCAAGGTCGACGGCGACCGGTACGCCGAGTGGCAACGCGGCACCTATGTGCAGACCGCGTTCCCGGAAATGCCCGACGATCAGCGCGAACTACTGGTGTCGGGCACGCACCCTGAGTGCTGGGCGTTACTGGAGGACTGATGGGCTGGAACCTCAACGACTACGAACCCGTAGCAACCCGGCTCGCACGCTGGCTCGACGACTGCCGAACACGCGGTGTCCGAGGCCGAGTGATCACCGAACTAATGCACCGCACCGACGACGTGGCCGTGTTCCGAGCAGAAATCTACGAGGACGACCTGCTGATCGCGGTCGGTCACGCCGAGGACTACCGGGCAGCTAAAGGTGTGAACGCAACGAACTGGTTTGAGAACGCCGAAACCGGGTCAATCGGCCGTGCCCTGTCAAACATGGGTGTCAGCGGTAGCGATCCGACACGCCGGCCGTCACGCGAAGAAATGCAGAAAGCGTCCAGAGGCACCCAGAACGCGCCACAATCGACGCAACGCGCCGAGCCGGGCAGTCGCGCCAGTCGACCCGATAGGGAACCGTCAGCAGCCCAGTTGAAGTTTCTCAACAACTTGGTGCAGAAAACAGGTGAAATTGTCGATGAACGCGCCGCGACCGACCGTCAGGTGTGTTCACAAGAAATAGAAAGGCTCCAGAACCTATGAACATGACCGTGCAGGATCGTTTGCGTACATGGTCACATAACCAGCGTGTGAGTCTGTCTCACACCGGTTTCAAGTTGTTGAACGACACCGCCGACCGGCTCGACATGCTTGAGGCCGAGGTCGTCAACTTGCGTGC